TGCCCAGAACACTTTCAAGAATATGCTTTATCTTTTGTTTAATCATGCCCTCTTAATATAAGAAATAACTACGAGAAAAAAAATTATTTTGGGAGGTTTGTTTCAAAAATTAGGGCTTTAGATCTGTCTGTGAATTTAACCGAAACGAACTTACGGGAGCCTACACAATCATTATAATAATCATCTCGTATCATAACATTTGCTTTATGTTGAATGTTTTCTTCCATGTAGTTTACCTGACCTTTGGTTTCTCCTAGGAATAGGATTTCAAATCTAAAATTATCATATCCAAACTTTTCTATTGCAGAGTTAACAGATTTAGACGATCCAACATAAGTCCTCCAGTCAGATTCCTTTCTAACTATTTTTCTTCGGGTTTTGCCCTTTACTTTAACTCTTCTTGTGGTTCCGAAGTACTTTCGGCCAATATACTTTTTACCATTTTTACTATTGGTAATTATATAAACAAAACCGAAAAATCCTTGGGGAACTTCAGACAGAGGTTTGCCTTTGTACTTCCAGTGACTCATTATTTATTATGTATCAAACCTAACGACATATGAAGTGTCGAACTTTTCTGACTTTTTTATTGCTTGGCCTAATTTTCCAACTGCAAGTAGATTGCTGTTGTCGTCATATAGACCAACCGATGTGACATAGGGATTAAACGCAGATGAACTTACAAAACCAGCTACTGTTCCATTGGCTATGTCACTTAGAACTGACTGGTTGGTCGTAGCATTAAACTCATGTTTAGTAGCGTTACACATATACTCATGTTCTTCTATTACATGGGTGTTTTTAAAATTTAGAGTGCATACATTAAATTGTTCTTGGGTAATATGCCAAACTATAATCCCAGAAGTATAAAATATATTGCCTATTTTTGTTCCTCCTGCATTTAAAAGATTTCCATTTGAATCGTCTGTTATCGGAGCAAGGTTAAATGGAGAAATGGTTGGCTGTATAGAAACACTTCCTGGTTTAATGCCATCTCCAATCATTAAATGCGGTATAGAAATAACTTGGGAAGTTGGTAATGGATCTTTAATGGTTCGGAGGGATCCTTTAAATGTCGGGTCGACATGACCATAGTAGCCTCCACCATCACCAGGAGGACCTTCAACTTTTTTATAGAAATTTGTATTTATAGAACTATAAATGTCTCGCTGATTATAACCATTAGTAGTGGCAGTGTCAGAAAGACCATACTCCCCGGTATTTTCTTCTGCATGATATGCAAATACTTCAAGACCGTCAAAACTACCCGAAGACGCAACTATACTTATTGCATAAGATTTATGAGCAATGTGTCGGGTTATGTTTTTAGTAGCTATGGTTTTAAAAGCTCCAGCCATGTTTAGAGTCCTAGTATTCTAAGCGAACCCTAACCAAAGCTTCTCTATTAAATGATTTTAATAAAGGTTTGCTAAGCTTAGCTACTGCCAGAAGTTCGTGCTGTTCATCATAAAGACCTACTGTTGTGACGTAGCTTTTTGGGTTACCTACCATTGACGAATGTAAAAATGTTCCATCTTGGGTTGTTTGCTTAACATATGTAGGGTTGGACGAAAAGTTAGCAGCATATGAAGGGATTCTACAAAAGTAGGTCCTAGTGTGTAGGTGCTCTGTATTTCTTGCTTTAAAATGCGCTCCACCCTTAATAGCGTTAAAAAAACCTAAAGCTGCAGTTTTTTTCATTGATGTGCTTGCAGTATATGGTGCTGAGTAAGCCCCATAATGATACTGAGATAAATCAATTGACATTCCTGTTGTGGCATCTATATTTGAAGCATTGAAAACCATAACTCCGTAGTTTGGATAAAACTTACCATATGAAGTGTAGGTTGGAGATGCAGCAGCACCACCATCAATAGAACCAGATACTATATCAATAGGACCATCACCAAGGTCGTTGCTACCAGTACCAACAAATGCATCTACAAAAGTGTGGACTGATGAGCCAGATATTTTTAACTCCCAGTTACCAGAGTCTGCACGTTCTTTTAATTGGTTTCGACCTATATTAATAACGTAAATAGAATCTGTAGATCCTGATATATCAAACTTGAAATCTGCGTCTGTGGCATTTTTATCTTCTAAAAGAGCTGCATATTGAGAGTAAATAGCTTTAGTAGGAGTAAGTCCACTGGTTTGGCCTTCTAGAGATGATTCACCTTTACCAGCAAAGTCCCCGAAAGCTACAGAAAATTGAGATACTTGGGTTGGATCTGCAATTGGATCTGCACGATAGACATCAAGGTAGTATTCTCCTGAAGTTGCGTATTGTGTAGACGAGGTGTGCATTTCTGAGCCTGTTAGTGTTGTGTCTCCACTTGCCCACATTGCCGAATTTACTCTGTCACCTACTGGGTTTAATTGGATGTCTCCACCTAAAACGTCTCCAGCTTCATTTTGAACGACTGTGAAGTCAATGAATGAAGAATTTCCTGCTGTTACTGTTGTTATTGATGCCATGTTATTACTCTATTAAGCGTTTACTGGTTTCTTAGTTACACTTATCGTAACCGTTTGGGTTATACCTGTTGCATTACCTATAACGGTCATTGTTGTGGTTTTGTCAGTTGTTTCCGAAAGGTTTAAACCTTCAAATGTTATATCAGCCGAGCCTCCTTCTATAAAGAAGTTTTTAGATATTGATCCACCTTCTTGGGTGTTAATATCATCACCTCTAAAAGTAACCAAAGTGCCATCTGATATAATAGCCGTATAGAAAGTGTCGGCAAATGCAGTACCCGAGCCTGCTATTGAGGTCTTAGCGTTTATTGTGCCAAACCCATTATAAGTGATTGTGTATATAGCATTGGCAGGAGATAGTTGTAGGAATGGTAGCTTTTGAATGTTCTTTTCTAGAGTCATAAGTTTAAATCTCATTACTTTAGATTCGTCAGGAACAGCTTCTACCATAGGCATATTTTCAATTGCTTGACCATAGAAATTAGTTCCTTTACCATGGTTTTCATCCCATAATGTGTAGTCGACCTCGTCATCTGCAAGTGCAAATTTAGTAATGTTGAAATTTCCAGCTGCAAGTTTTTCACGGCCTCGTTTTGTCAATATAGCATCGACGGTAATTGTTGATTTGTCTAAATATCCCATTGTGTCTCCTTTGGTATATATAAATATCTTAAATATTGATTATCTAATTTGTATATCACCCAGAGCCGTAAGTGGGCCTTGAGTTGTTGTTAATTCTACAGGATTTGTTTCAACTACTTCGATTGAGCATCGAATATTTGTAGAGGAGTCGAATAATCCTTTACCTGTAACTTGCGGATCGTTTACTAAGTTTATAATTCCTCCTATAGACCCATTAACAGTTCCATATTTAGACCCACCATATCTCTGATTATTAATGGCTGTTGGTAAAAAGTCTTGAACTGCTACCGACGTTTCGGTTCCATTCGTTTCTTGGGTTATATAGCGCTTGCTTGTAGTTGTGCGATCATAAACTGGTACGTCTGCTGATGCCATATTACTTATGCCATATCCCGTAGCTAAAGAATCATCAAAGCTATTTGGAAAGTGTGGGGTAGCACTAACATGGGTATCTCTGTCATAAATCATATATGTTTTAAACACAGCTTCATATGGTTCCGAATGGACTGTACTAAATACAGGCTTAAAGGTTATAGCTTCTGCCTGTTCATAGGTAAGATTGGCAAAAGACTCGGACACTCTTGCTATTGTTGGTCTTTCCAAAAGATTTGGCTTAATTAATAGCCCTGTTTGCTTATTAGCTCTTGCAGGAAGTAGCGACTCGAGTTGTAAAAATAACGAGCTATCAAAATACTTTAGAACTTTAAGGTAAGCAGCAAAGGTTGGGCTCGCTTGGTATTTTTGCCAATAAAAGTTACTTATATGTCTTAACTCTTTATATGTTTTTCTGTAAGCATCCCTAGGGTTTCCTACAAAGTCGTCGAATTTGGCACCTCCTATTGTGTGGGAAATGTCTAGATCTATATCGTCGTTAGGAGAAAAGAATACTCCAAGCAGCGAGGAGTCTGGTGCCGATAGCTCTATTGAGCTTGAAACTACCGAACTATCTATGTAGAAGCTTCCAGTAAAAGTTGAATCATCAATTCTTATTTTATCTGAAACTGCTCTTGTGCCAATGATTTCGGGAACCACTGTGTAGAATGTTTCCTCTTCATATTGCCAGTCTGCTTCTGTACCAGTATATCCAGACCCAGATAAAACCATAGTAGTATTTGTATCAGTAAAAGATGCAGTAGATATATTTTGGTTTGGATGTTTTGACGAAAGGGTTACACTATTTAAACTAGCAGTAACTCCTGTTGCACCCATTGGCCATCTGGCTACTAGGTCAGTATATGATGATGTGTAGGTGTTCCCTTCAATAGATAGTGGAGAAAGAACGTGATTGTTAAATGCAACGTCGCTTAGTCTTGGGTTAGACGGAGATGCCCAATATCTTAATTCTTGCATGCTACCAGTGTAGCCAGGAAGGGTACCTTGAGTAACTGTTGACCCAGATGCCATTGTCCACCCCTGACTTGCATCGTGATTTCCTAAAACAATACTATGTGGGGCTCCTGTGCGGTTCCATATAAATTCATCTGCACGGCCGGGGTGAGACCATGCTATTTTTTCCTCATGGGTTATTCGACCATTAGAGTGGTCAGCAGATTTTTTTAAA